TTTTTCATTTTCACCTCCTTCTATTATGCTGCTCCGCCAATGGAGGCGAGTAGTTGTGCGATGTCAGGTCTAGGTCCAGCAGCAGGGGCCTCTCCGCTTTGTTGTTGTTCAGTTGGCTGCGAGGCAGGAACGGGGGCCGTTCCTACTGCTGGAATACTAGATTGTTCTGGAAGTGCCGGTGCTGTTGGTGCCACCGGTTGTGGTTCTGGTGCAAATGCTTTTTCTATAATAGTTTCTAACTGGAAACCTTTTTGTCTGCCTTGTATTACTTCGGCAATTCTCGTAATGATTTGAGATGGGTCTTGACCTTGGGCAGCAAGCGCGGGAATAGCTTGTGCATACTGAGCAACAGCAACCCTAAGAGAATCACGCATTTCTTCAATGTCAACTCTTTGTTCTTCTTGCGTAACATTTAACTCCATTGGTATTTCTCGGCGGACATAATCACGGGACACTAACTTATCGCTACGCATTTGTAGTAATGCAATGATGGCTCGGTTAGGATCCATACCAGACATAATGCCGTAACGTACATCTACGCCATACTCACCTTTAATATCGCGAGATGGTGTGTACTTCATTGTATAAGGTGTACCGTCATCGGTTCCCTTAATAGTCTTGGTCATATTACCAAAGACAACCTCATCTACTTCAAAACAAAGTGAGGTTAACTCTTGGAATAATCTAGCAAACTGCGCTTGTGCTGCTTTAACTTGTGTATCAAAGCCAGCTTGTAATGCCTGAACTCCGCGACCTGTAACAACAGAGGCATCAATATTACCTGAACGAGATTCAGGGTAGCGAGAACCTAATCTTAACTCACGCTCTAGTACACCTGACTCTGTAAATACTCCTGCTGGTAGTTCTAGTGGAACTCTACGAATACCTTGTGGATTAGCAGAACGCATAATTGCATCAGGTCCTAGTGCTAACTCCTGTACATCTTGTGGAATAGCGATAGGTGCTTGAATAGATTTCTCTGCTGCTTGGATCTGCAATACTGCAAAGCGAGCACGGGCTAGTTGAACAGATAGAACGTCATCAAATTGTCCACGAGCTTCACCATCTAAAGATGAACGAAGTGCAACTCTTGCTAAACACTTACCGACTGGGTTAGGTGTATTAGATAGAACTAAGTTATTACGTTCTGGTATAAAAATTAAGTCTTGATCTTTATCGTGGTATCTAACGATAGATAAGTAAGGGGAAGCGTAAGAATAAACTGTCTTTCCAACTATCTGATCATAGAACTCAGGATACTGGGATGCAATACTCTCAGCATCGGATGCAATGATCTGTGATATAGATAAGCAACGACCAAAGCGGTCTACCTCAGGGTATACACCAAAAGGATTTAGTAAACGGATACGAGGATTATTTGTCTCATAATCCATTTCAATCATTGCTGGCAATAGACCGTAGGTATTAAAGTAATCAGCACCGGTATACATCTGGATCTGTAGATCAGATGATGAGATGTAGTAGTTTGCAATACGAGTTCTAGTATCAGCAGCACGGCGTTGGGTATCAGATACCATATTAGTTGCTGCACAGTTAAAGGATGGTAGTGGTGCCATTACCTCTGCTAGGTCACGAGCTGCTACATCTACAAAGTTTGCAACTAAAGGCTTTGGGTAATCCTCTGAGAACATAGCTGGATATACTTTTGATATATCACCTTGGCGCACGGAAAGAACATCACGCATACGCTGGTCTCTAGCTGCATAGCGGTTTTTCAACCGATCTATCTTAGAGACTACCTCTTTAGTTGATAACAATATTGCTCCTTAAATAAATGTGCGTTCCTTCTCAGCAAAGAGTTCATCAAGATTGACAACTACTCTTTTGTTTTGTTCATACTTTGATAGGAATGGATTTTTAAGATGGTGTGTCTGGTACTTACCATAGTTGAGCATCTCTCTTGCTCTGATCTCACAGAACCAAAGAGCCATTACCATATCTGTCTTACCCTTAGTCGTAGGAGACCAAGTAATTAACTGCTCTATTAGAGCCTTAATGTTTTCAGTTTGATCTGAAGGAAGGTGTATTAGATTATCCCTATGGTGTTTGCCATCAAATTGCTTAGTACCAAATAGGCTAGCCATAGATGCAACACCGAAACCTGCATCCCATTTATTACTGCCGGTATGGTGTTCTTTAAACTGTACACCTTTAGATGCTAAGTGCATCTTGATACCTTCATCTTGTGTTAGGAAAGATTGAAAGGCGTTCTTCTCTACTATCCACTCACTAGGACCATACAAGGATGTCCAGTCAAATATTAGATTTCTAATAGCAGCAGGGCTAGGCCTAGTAATTTTAATAGCATCTACAATATAGCGTTTACTAGTAGCTCTATCTATTGCATAACAGATAGCTGCGGTATCTCCTACCATTGCAGGATCTAACCCACAGATAAAAGTAAAACCATTTAAATCTCTTGGGTGTCCAGGATGACCTGCGGTTAGTCTGCCTGACTTACGCATACCATCTATAGAACCACGAACACAGACGGGGTCAAAGGCCGCATCATCTGAGATATCTTGTTGCTGATAGATAAGCGCCCAAGTTGAAGCATCCATAGATTGGCGTTCGTTGTATAAGTTACGCCCATTCCATCTAGGATATAATCCTGTTTCTGGATCCTTCTCTGTTTCTTCTTGACCATCAAATGCTTGATCTGAAGCTGGCCATAAGGTGACCCACTCTTCGGGCTTCTCATTAGATTCTAATAAAGCTGGCATTGCAAGATATGACCAAGGTACTAGGCCGCCAGGATATCTATCGTTGTTGCGTAGTTCTTTATATAGATCAACTGCTGCAACGCGGGTACCAATAATAATTAATTTACCACTAGGGTTAAGACGAGACCGGACATCTTGGGTTAACCACTTAATCTGTCGTTCAAAGTCATTAGCATTGGATAGAGTCACAGCATCATCTACTATGATCATATCGGCTCTCTTACCGTAAATCTGACCGCCAATACCAACTGCTTCTATATTGGGATCCTTTTCAGAAGATTCACGCAACTCATCCCCAAAGGTAACTCTGGTCGCTTGCCAGGAGGCGCTCTTTGACCTGAAGCCCACACCGGCAGCGTAAGCTGATTGTAGCTCCTCATATGAGGGGTGTGTTAATCTCTGCTTTATAGCGTATAAGAAATCTGCGGCTAAGCGCTGAGTTTGGGAAACTATAAGAACTCTAAAGTTTGGATTCTTACAGACCTGCCAGGTTACGTAGTCAATAGTGATAGTCATTGACTTGGCGTGGTTGGGTGGAATATTTAGAAGTATGCGGTTATTAGCTAGTCCTGGTTCATACTTCATAGAGGGGTGTAACCACGAAGGTTTACCAACCTCAATCATATCTACTAAATTTTGTTGATGGGGGAATGTCTTGTTCTTCAGGAAGCGGTCTCTAAATTGTGCAAAGGTAATCTCTGAGATATCTCCTAGTGCAAAATTCTTATCTCTTAGACCTAGCCTAGTTCTATCCATCTTATCGGCAAAGACACGATCTGATCTGCGGTAGTACTCATAGGTCTTTAATGATTTACCGGCTGAAGCACAGGCTTGCTCCACAGTCATATTCTCAGCTACACAACCGAGAATAATTCGCTTCGCGATATCTGCTGAGTTCTCAGCCATTAATCTCCTTGTGTATAAAACCTGTGGATAAGCGCCGTAATTAAAATCTTTGATTTATTACTAGGCAGATAATAGGTTACTGGGTAACTATTAGTTTACACCTGCCGCGTAGTGTGTGTGTGTTCGGTTCACTTCGCTGGCGCTTCGCTCCCGAACAAGCTCCAAGCGCAGTGAGGGGTAAAACTCGGCTCGCCCTTAGGGGTCTCGCCGAAGCATCGCTGAGGCGGTAAGGGTCGTAAAACTAGTAAGGGATCGTTTTACTCCCCTACTATATATAAGGCGGGAAATATAACGCATTTCCCGTTTTTATCTAATAAATCTTTATAAATGTGATGGACCTCACTAGCATACTGGTATAATACGGACATATCGGACAGGTATTACGGCAGCTTAACTTTATCAAATATTTTTATTTAGGGTACATAACATATACAGACCACAGATTAACCAATACGGGGTCCGTTTTGTCGCCTTTGTCTGCCTTGTCGGGTATGTATTGTTTGCCCTTCTTGTCCGTATTGCCATAGTTTGCCCGACTTGTGGGGGTATAGAAGGAAAGCCGAGGCTGACTAATATATTGGCGGTAATCGGCAACTATTGGGGCGCTCCCTTAAGATCTGCCAGCCCTTAACACTAACCCTTTACCTGAGGTTTACAGTTGCCAAACTCTCAACCTTTACTTGAGGTTTAACCCAGCCAACTCCCAGCAAATCGTTATCAAATCGTTACCATTAAATACTAGACAATGGGGGACTCTGTGTTATCTTTTATCTATGGGCAAACCAGCCCATAAAAAGAGCCTACGAGGAGAACACAGAATGACAAGAAAAGACTACCAACTAATCGCTAAAGTGTTTAACGATTTTAGCAAAGTAATAGATCTAAATGACACAGTTGGCGCAGAAATTGCTCTTTGCCTTGCTGATGATTTGCAAGCAGATAATCCCCGCTTTGATCGTGATCGTTTTCTTACTGCTTGCGGATTGGAGCAAAACTAATGAAATACACAATTACTAACGAAACCTTGAAATCAAAGGCGCAAGATATTCAGAAAGAGTTTGAAACGGGCGGGGCTAGTTGGGAAGGGGTAGCCCTTGAAATTGCCCGCCTTGAATTAACTCTAGAGGCAATAAAGAAGGACGGCTTAGAGGCTTTGGTCGGTATTGATCTTGGCACTTGGGACGGGCAATACTGCGCTAGTGAGGAAGACATCACTCACTACGACCCAAAATGCTGCGACCACGACTACGAGTTCGGTTGCCCTTGCTGCGGTAATGAGTGCGACAACTGCTACGCAGAGGAGAACATTAAATGACAACTCGTGTCTGTGATGTTTGCTTTGATTACTTTGCAACTCTAAGCGAGGCTTTAAAGCATAGTTTAGAGCACGAGGATAAATACGGCATAAGAGCGGTCTTTACTTGCGAAGGGAAGGAAGACCGCTACACAAACTACACCGAGCAGATCTTTAACTCGGAGGAGGAGGCGTTAGCAGCAATAAATGACAACTACGGAGAGCAGTTGGCGCAAGATGCAACGATTGACACAGAGAACGCAAGCGAGGCTCTAAACCCTGATTTAATCGGCTACTTATACGAAGATCTAGAGCCTTACATAATAGAGAAAGAGGAGGTCAAATAATGAAGTGCAGCGAGTGCCAAAGAGAAGTAGAGGTGGCGGACGGAATAGCCTTATGCCACTACCACTACACCAACGAAAACCTAGAGAAGGAGAGAGAGAAAGAAAAAGCTAATAGTTAATGGTGTCCTATCCTTTCTCCTGCTACACTAGGGGAGAAGGGGTAGGCTGCTCTTAAATAATCAAGAGTGGCTTTACTAAACAAACAAGAGAGAGAAGGCGATCAAATGGAAGGTAAGAAACTGTTAGACACACTCTCAAAAATTGAGGGTGGAGAGTTATATAACATCTACAACTTATTACCCGATAGCGTGGGCGGTGAGGCGTGGTTATTAGAGGTGCAATACACAGCAGAAAGAGTGGCTGAATATATTGAGGCGGAGGAGGATTACTCCTTAGAAGATCTTAGAGATCTAGGATTTGAATACGCCAATGGACAATGCGAAGATTATTATTTCAACATCAACGCAGAAGTTCAAACCTTGAGTTTATGGGCTATGCACGAGGTCAGCGATTTAGTGGCTGAGTTTAACGAGGGCGCAACTTACCCAACTTTTAACGAGTTAAACGCTCAATACTTATTCGCTGGTAAGCGTATGGTTTGGGACGCAATAGTTGATCAGATGTTTACCAATACAGAGGAAATGGTGGACGCATAATGAGATCACCAAACTATTACAGAGTGAGAAGGCTAGTGCGAATTGGATTTGCGTTAGCAGTATTGGCAGCTTTTTATTTAATCGCCACCCGTATCTGGTGGAACGAGGGCTTATGTATCGGCACAATAGAGAGGTGCGGACTATGAAAAACTATGATGCAATATATGAGCGTATAGGTAAGGCAAAGGGTATCGCTTGGGATACCTGCCACAAGATCTATATTCTTATGGATAGTGAGCAGGTGGACTTAATGCGTGGTTATGGATATGACCCACTAATTACTGCCGACCAGATGTCTAGTGATGAGATGTTTGAGTTGGTAGAGGACTGGTACGAGAGCAGTTGTTCGTTGCGGTTTATTGATGCTGTATCTACTAACCATATAAATCCTAATGCTGGATTTGAAACTTTAGTATCCCAGTTTGATGACTATGAGGAGGAGGTAACAGCGTGAGTTATACACCAGTAATATGTGGCGATCACTTGGTCCCAATAAGTGAGTGCGACTGCGTTAATTACCTACAAGAGCTAAAGACTTCAGCTAAGCGGCTGATCCAACTAGCGAAAGAGAGAGAGGAAATGAAATGATTACACTAATTGGAAAGTGTATGAATTGCGGAAAGATCTATGGCAATAAAGTAATTGGCACACTAGAGAGTATCTACAATTCACCTACGCACAAGTGCGAGAGAGAGGGAAAATAATGAATATCTGCCAGTTCTGCGGGTGGGAAATAGCAAGAGTGGACTGGTATCACCGATACAACGGCAAACTAATCTGCGATAACTGCGTAATGGATACAATGAGTGAGAGAGAGAAGGAGGAAAGTAAATGAGTAACTGGACAGTATGGGTGGGTGGTGGCGAAGTTAATAGCTACTACCTATCAGAAACTCAAGCCAAAGATATTGCTCAGGCTTGGATAGATAAAGGTTATGATGAAGTATTAGTGGAGGAGGTAAGCAAATGAAAGTTAAAAGAGTGCTAGAGGAACTAAACGATCTACCTTTGGAGGAGGAGTTAGTTATCCAATGGTATAGAAAGGAAGATGTAGAGAATAACAAGGGCAGAAAGATTAGTCGTGAGGCTTGGGAACACATAACCCAATGGGCGCCTGATTATATTTCCGAAGAAGACTTTGGGATATCAGCACTACTAGAGAGAGCGGAGGAGAACAATGATTAAAGAGGTGGAGTTAGAATATACCGCTAGTAATCTTGTGAAATTATCAAGGGATAAGTGGGGCGATAACGCAACTGAGTACCTAGCGAGTGCCTTAGATAGCGTAATCACCTATAATCAAATGAAAGTTTTAATTGACTTCTTAAAAGCGGAGCGAACCTATGAGTAATATATTGGAGCTACGCAACGGGTCAGTAAAGCGCATCATATTTTATGAGGTATCTGATGCTCAGAACATAGCCATATGGGGAGGAGAGAGCGCTTTAGAAGCCCTGAAATGGTATAGGAATAGCCCTAATGGGAGTAAAATATATGTGCAAGAGTGGCTAACAGATGAGGAAGATGCTAAGGAAGTGTCCTCCCAAATAGAGATAACACCTATAGTATTATCTACTATTGCTAATTGTATGGACAGGTGGGTTTAATGGATAGAGTTAAAAAAAGAATAGAAACGGCGAAGGCACAAGCCGTTCGTCAGAGAAACTATCGCAGAGCTAGGGACAGGGCGTTAGCGCGTTTGGGTAATGACTATCCAAATGTGTATCGCACCTACTTAGAAGAGGAGATGAGTGCTGATGAAGAAGGTAATAAGAAATGGCTTGATATTAGTGGTCGCACTAGGTCTGCTGCTAGTAGGAGAAAGTAAATTATTTCCACCACCAGTGGGACAAATCCCTCACGGTGTAATAGAGAATAGGAAGGCAACCAAAGATGAGAAAGATCGGAATAGAAAGCTCGCAAAAGACTACGCTGCGGCTGGTTGGGGCTGGAGAGGGAGAGAGTGGGAGTGCCTTGAATCCCTTTGGACCCGTGAGAGCAGGTTTGATAACTATGCAAAGAACCAAAGAGGATCAAGCGCTTACGGAATTGCTCAACTCCTTGGAGAGCAAGATGTTAGAAGCGAATATCAAATCCTTAGAGGTCTTAGATATGTTGATAAACGACACTCTTCCCCGTGCAAAGCGTGGAATTTCTTTTTAAAAAATAACTATTACTAATGATATGTGATGAGTGTGGTGATGACCTTGTGGCAGAGGGTCAGAGCAAATGCCTTGAGTGTTTAACAAGCACTGTGATAGTATCTAACTCTTAGGTCGGCTCTCTCCGATCTATCTAAAGAAAGCCTTGCTACCCTTCCAGCAGGGCTTTCTACTTTTTTCTAATCCAATACTGATCGTTGATAACTAATGTGTCCAGCTCAGCCTTGTGTCGCTCAGTAAATAATAGTATGCCAGGGCGAGGTGTCTTAGATGGTGGTAGATGGCGACCCCAAGTGTAATCATCAAAGGCCATAATGCCACCGGACTTTAACAAGGGCCAGCTAAGTTCTGCATCCATCAACACACTAACTGCTGTGTGGTCTGCATCAATATAAATAAAATCATATGAGTTCATAAAGTTATTGCGTTGTCTGATTAGATACTCAACAGTATCACTGACCACAGATACAACAGTTAGATTATTAATCTTCTCCTTGTATGTTCTCTCAACATCAGTGAAGTCCATCTCGGCGTGGCTTTCCTCATCACTTCCAGCCCAAGTATCAACATCAATTAGTATGGCACTCTTATCAGTTAGAATGTTATTACATAACCACACACTAGCATCACCTGTGTATACACCTAGTTGCAGGAAGCGTAGGTTTTCTTTACCTGCATACTCTGATAGATAGGTAGTAAAATTATTCTGTGCAATTTGTGCAAACCAATTAGGATAATCAGTCATCGCTTGTCCGTACTGTAGAAACCATCACCTTTAAAACTCACAGCAGGAGGAGCATAAACGCGACTAGCAAGATCACCACAACAGAGAGGTATATTCTCATCATCATATACAGACCTTTCAACTGAGCTAACTAGGTTACAAGTATTACATCTATATTCGTAGATCAAAACACTATCCCATCTTCTAGCTTTAAGAACCCTACTAGTTTAGTACGCTTAGTCCTATTCTCAAACTCAGTAGTAATAGGTAACCACTTCTCCTCCCACTTAGGCTGAGGTATATCGGTCAGGTTAAAGCCCCACACACCATCAGGTGTGGAGTTAATATACCAAGGTGTAAGTGATCTAATACCTGCTGCCAAAAGTAATCCCTGATACTTACTCTCTTCAATAAGTAGATCAAGGTAGTGGGTCTTGCGAGACTTTAATTCTATAAACATCTTATGTTCTAATGATATACAATCCCAGTTATCAAACTCTTCACTCTTCTCAAGGTCTGAATAGTAATTCTCTTTTAGGTAATCAAATAGTTGTGGCTCTTTAAACTCTATGCCCAAGGTGTCTCACCACCTAGCCTGTCTTGTAATCTACGCAAGGCTGAGGTTGACCGGCGATCAGCAGTAGATATAGCACACTCTAAGTACTGCGCTATTTGATTTAAAGTAAAGTTATCGTGGTATCTCATCTGTAATATAGTCTTATCTTCTTGACCTAGCTTTAGATAAGCCTTCTTTAAATCAATTAGGATAGCTAATAGGTTGCCACCTTCAGCAGGTGTTGATTGCTTGCGAGGTGTGCCATCGTTGATCATCTCCTGTGCTTGCTCAAGTACTGTGCCTTCTACAACTGATGCAATAATAAATGGGATTAACTGTGCAATAGTTGAGGTATCGTAGAACGCTTCATCGCCTACTTTATATCCAGCCTTACGAGCTTTCTCTTTACGAGCATATCTTTCTGCAACTCTACGCATCTGATAGACAATACGCTTCTCATTGTGCTCACGCTTTCGCAGATCAGGTTCATTAAGTAGATCAGTAAACTGTTGACCGCGACCAATAGCCCAGAGATAACACTCTTGTCTTACATCATCAGCATCAACCCAACCTTTAAACTTATTAACTATACTGTAAGCAACTGAAGGTACTAACTCGTATAGAGTTGGATGTAACTCTGGACTCATTCACAATCCAGCGTTTGCACCTCAGGCCAGTTGCCATCTAATACCATCAGCGCAATAGCTGAATAGTTAAGTAAGTCAACAAAAGAATCTCGCAGTGATTCATTACTTGGTGCAACTTTAGAATCTACTAGGTTATTAATGCGAGCTATCTTGTCCCACATACGCACTCTTAGTCCGTTGATAGGACCACCAGGTGATCTTGCAATATTTAATGGACCGTAATCGTGATGCTTACTGATAAGTAAATCACCGGCGGCATCCATAACGCGCCACATATTATTAATGAACTCTTCTTCTACTCCTTCGTTGGAGGTGGTGCGATTTCTATTGTGTGCTTTTCGTAATTGATCTTGATAATAGAGATCCCTAAGGTCGCCAACCACTCTGCTAGTACCATCAGGTCTGAGTTCTTCATACATTAGGTACTCCAATTGTCCGTTTTGTCTCTTCTATACCCTTTGCTAAGTATAGATCATTGAGGTCCATACCAGCAGGAAGCGACACGATAGTGGAGTTAATAACTTCTTGGGCTACCATCCTAGAAAACTCTGCGCCAGGATTAGAACCATCCTCTTTTAAATCATTATCACCAATAATATAAACCTTGCCATAGCCAGTAAACATCCTTGTAAAGTGTGACTTCCAAGCCTGTACACCAGGAACTCCTACTGCTGGTATACCTAAGATTGCAGATGCAACAATAGTATCTAGCTCACCTTCACAGATTGCTATGTACTCACTAGTTAAAATAATATCGCTAACATTATATAGATGACCCTTCTGTCCTAGTGGTGCTCCATACCTAGGCTTGCCTTCATCTAATCTTCTAAACTTAAAGCCAACACAGTGTCCCATTACCGTCATATAAGGTATAGATAGCCAGCCTTTATAGTGCTCGTGAGTTGCAACAGGTTCTTTTATATAACCTAAGTAGTACTGATCAGCTACCTCTTTAGAAATCCCACGACCTGCGAGAAAGTTTATTACTTCCTCGTTTAGATCCTTGTTGTACTGTACTGCCGCTTCTAGCGAGGATTTCAATTGCGCGGGCGAGAGCATCTTTAAACTCCATATTCTCTATAAGACTAATAATGTTTACTGCGTTGCCACCCTTACCGCAAGTGTGACAGAAATATAAATTGTCCTTAGTGTTTATTACTGCGCTTCTCCTACTATCGCTATGTAATACACACCTTACAGAACAAGCCCTACCTTCCCTTACCTCACCGCCATAGTGAGCAACTATTACTCCAATGGGTATTGTGTTCGCATCGGTTCTGCCATTGCGAAGGCTAGGCTTCCTACTTCTGGACCAGTCTTGTGCTGGCATCCGCAGTCCTCCTTACATTTCTTGTGCATAGTAGTAGCGCGTTTGAACTGACCGATCTTATTCAGTTCACCACCTGCCTTGCATACTTCGCAGATCATTCTTTTTCCTTATTATTAAATGCAGTAACTAATTTAATTATATCTGTAGCAACTTCAAATGAGTCTCCTCCACCCATAATAAGTTTTGAAACATCAGATACTAGACCTGCGTTTACTAATAGAGTAGGACTATCTGATCCTTCTTGCCAAGTTTCTGTTGTAGTTATTATTCCCTCTGGTACTGGTGTCATTGCTTCTCCTTTAGCCATTGTTTTAAGTCTTGGATTACCCAAGCCTTATCTATTCCTGCGTTTCTTCTCTTGAATAAAACATAACTAAGAGGCTGACTAATACCGCGATGCTTAGAATAATTAGCAGCTTCTTTTTGTGCTTCATCCCAAAACTCCTTTAGGTTTAACTTCTTAGTATTCTTTAACTCAAAGATAAAAGTTTTACCGGCAACTATAACTACTAGATCACCTTCATCTTCCTCACCTGCTAGGCGTAGCCTCTCAGCTAACACACCCATCTTCCTAAACCATTTCATTACATCAACTTCAAAGTTTGCACCCTTAGTCTTGTTATACTTGGGAGTCATTAAACACCGCATCTCTTCTATACATTCTTCCCATTGGATCTGAGTCAGCAATCTGACACACTTCATAGTTAACAAATAAACCAGTAATAATAGATCCATCAGCACTATGTGGACCAAACCTATTTTTAACTGCTGCCACCTTTAATACTTTATTAAAAGGATCAAAGCCAAGAGTAAGTATTAGTGCTGGTAGTTGAGATACCTTACCGTGAATAGCCCTACGAGCAGGTGGATCACTAGTCTTCCCATACTCAGTCTGTTCACTGACGTGGTGCAATACCATTACACAGGCTTCAGTCTTGCGAGCCATATCGTGGAACTCCACCATAATAGCTCGCAGACCTGCCCATTCATTATCAGATTCAGCAGCAACATTCATCAGGTTATCTATAACAACCAACTCAGGTGGAATACCAAACAATTCAACATAAGCTCTAACCTCTAACTCAATATCATCTAACGATGGTGATGAGTCAAAGACGAACTGTATGTTTTCTAAATTGTCTAGATGCTTATCGTAGTAATGACGGTTACTATTTAGATTAGCTTCCACCATAAGTTGGCTGTGTCCTGATAGGTGAGAGGCTGCTCTCATCATCACTGTTGCTGTATCTGTATCTGCTGAAAAGAATAAAGTAGGAACTCTTGCTTTAATTGCGTAGATAAGAGCGAACATACTCTTACCAACATTGGGTGCGGCTGCAATCATACATACCTGACCTCTACGAAACTTGATCTGCTTCTTAGCTAGATCAGCCCATACGTCAGGTAGTGGTGTTGCATTAGTGGTTGACCCACGCCACGCCCTATTTAAATTAAGCAACGTTTTCCTCTTGTATTTTTATATTTAATTTAGCTCTTAGTTTTCTGCGGTCAAACTCACTTACTCCGCCCCAAACGCCAAATCTTTCTTTGCGTAATCCCCATTCAAAACACTCGGCAATATGAGGACATATTTTGCATATTCTTTTAGCATTAAATGCCTGACTACTAGAACCGATATCAGGGAAGAATAGTTCTGTATCCACCTCAGAACATAATGGGTTCTCAAATTCCCAAGGAACCCTCATAGTTTACTTTATAAAGATAGGGTCAACAGGTGCATAGCCTTCAGGCTTACGCATTGGTTTAGGACCTTTCATTGGATCAAACCAACCTTTGTATGGTTTACCCTTTTGAGAAATACCAACAGCAAATACCATCTTGCCGTTAATGCAATCAGGTGCATCAGCTCTGTCGTATGTCCAAACAGTTCCATACTTATCTGTCATTGTGTCACCACCTGCATCTGATGATACTGCGGTAGCACCTAGTGCTTTCTTAGCATAAGAGATAGCACCTCCGCCATTACTAGGAGCTACATTAGCTCTACCTAGTGAGGCACCAACAGACTCTATTAGAGTTGCTGTATCTTGAACTGCTGTTAACAGTTCTTCTAATTCTTTAGCGTTATCGGCATAAATATTTATAAGTGAACCATCTTTGCCGTAGTTAACCTGTATCTTTGTTGTTGCATTTGCAGCCATTACTTACCTCCGGTGTGTTTGACAGTTAATCTTAATGATTCCTGTCCTTGTTTTTTTGGTACGAAACCGAGGAGTTTTTCTACCTCATCGGCATCTACTGAATTGCGACCAGTAATAGTGCTCCATACTATGGATACACCACTGTTAGTCTGTCCAGTAAATCCTTCTAGCGATGTCCTTACTGACTCGCGTTGATCACTTAACTCTTTAATCTTTGCATCTAATTGTAAATATTTCAAAGCGGATGTGTCAACCTCTGGGTTGTCTATGAATATCTCATCCCCTTTGATAAGTTCTTTTTTTATACCAGTACATCCGATCTTGCCCGACTCATCAAAGTACTTGCAATAGAACTTGCAGTAGTTTTGATCGCGCTCTGGCTCTGGTGCGATTGCGCTCTCTTTAATAGCTGATAACCAATTCAAAGCATCTTGTGCTAGTGATTCATCATAAGGTTCTGAATGAACTTTGATATCTCTTTCATCACCATCACGGGCAATGGCTACTAGATTAACAGTTCTGGGTGTCCCCTTACCAGACTTATCAAGTAAGTAGCCATACACCTGTACTTGCCAACGCTGTTGTAGCGATGGAAAGTAGGATAGATTCTTAACCTTAACGGTTTTCCAATCTATCACATCTCCTGTTTCAGGTATATATAAATCTATATGAGCTTTCATATCACCAAAGGCAACCTCTGTTTCAACCAAATACTTCTCACCCTTTGGATCAAGTGCTGATATAGCCTTCTCAATTTCAGCGTGGATAGCAGTACCCATAATTGCAGCTAACTTTAATTCATTATCATTAGTTGCATCTCTACCATTAAGACGATACCAAACCTTACGCCGACAGCCACCTAACTCAGATGGACCTACCTGTGTCTGCTTAGATCTAGCTCTACCAGCATCCTTATCTCTAAGAACCTGGAGTAATAATTCTTTAGGATCGCTCACTAGTTCCTTGTCTAAGCGCTACTGTATAACTTGGATAGCGCTTGTTTAAACCTTTTCTTATCTGCTTAGCAGAAGTCTTGTAAACTAGATACATAAATTTAAAATACATTATAACCCCCATTTAATAAAGCACTCTAGAATAAATTTGTACATCTCTAAGTCTAATAGATACCACTGTAAATGCCAATAGATCTCACTCATTTATTATCCTTACTTAGTAAATTGTGTCTTGATACTAGGCGTTCCACCACACCATACGTTGTATGCTATAGCAATATTGACAGCCTTCTTTGCAGCACTCGTTGCTTTTGTATGGGTTTTAGTTTCAGCATCCATTGCTACTAGAGCACCTAGAGCTAACCCACCACCTGAGCCTATGCCGTACAGACCTCTGTCATCTCGCATATACCCATAGTCATCACTAAGTTGAAATAACTTTCCATTAAAGCAAAGTAAAGCATCCCAACCTGAGTCATCATCGTTTTTAGTTTTAGGCGCAGGATCATAACCTGCATCAGTTAGTGTTTGTTTTATAGATGGTAATACCCTGATCATTACAAATCTATCAGGATCTTGTGTCTTAATTACTTTAGGTGGTTGCCATAAGTTA